GCTTCTGCTTGAAGGCGACCTTCACTCCGGACGGGTCGTAGTTCAGATCTCCCGACGTCCCGATCTTGACCCACGCCACGGCGGGATCCTCATCGACCGCCGGGAACGCGGTCCCGACAGGCGCCAAGTAGAGCGTGAAAGGCGCCGCGACGACTTCAAAAGGCTTGGTGGCCATGTTTCCTCACTTTCCGAGAGCGGCGATCTCCGCTCGGAGATTGACAACGAGCGCCTCCTGAGCGCGCTCCTGCATTTGTGGAACGAACTTCCGAAAGACGAGAACGAGAGACGGGCCGAACTTCTCACGAATCGGAAGCTCCGTCCATCCCTTTCCCTTGCTCCCCTTCTTGTGAATCGATCCGGGAGCCCTCTGAAAGACACCTCGGTGTCCCGTCGGCATCGTGGCGATGAAAGCGTCAGCGATTCGCCCACGTCCTCCGCCAGGGTTTCGGTATGAGACGCCTCGCCCACGTCCTCGCGAGGGCTCTGGTCCCCTGGCAGCGAACTCGATCAGAGGGATCCGCTTCCCGCTGACCTCGATGTTGACTTGGTCCGCCGAGACGGTTCTGATCTGGAGCGCGGCCCGAGTCTTCGCGACAGGCAGGCCCGTGTCATCCGAGATGTCCTTCACGACTTCCTGCCGGCCCGAGATCGCAGCACGCTTGAGCGAGCGCGTGATCGCGCGAGGCATTCGACTCCCCAGCTCAGCGATCCCCTTCTCTAGGTCGGCAGTGTTGAAGGACATCTTCATGGCTGTCCCCAAATCTCCGAATACATCAGCCGATATTCGATCGTCGCTCCAATCAGAATCGACTCCTGATCGAACGGCTGGACGGGCCCACGCTCCAAGCCATTCCGGAGCAGCGTCCCTCGCTTCTCCCCAGGCGCCGTGAGGTCGTGGTCTGTCTCGATCGCTTTCTTGACGTCCTCGATCGCTTTCTCCCGCGCTTCCCAAGGAGTCCCACTCGTGGGCCCCGTGATAACGATCTCGACGAACACGGGAAGCGTGATAACGATGTTCTCCCCTTGAAAGGAGGGCTCGTCTTTCTGGATCACCATTTCAACCGACTCAGGAGGATCGTCAGGGCCCAACTTAGGCCGCTCCCCAACGAAAAGAGTCTTCCCGAGATCAGTGTTATACCCATTGGCTTTGGTGATCAGTGTCAGCCTACGGCGGAATTCAGTGAGAGCAGCGCGGCGGTTGCTCATTCTGTCTCCACGGGGACGACTGAAACCCGAGTGTGGTCGTAGTCAAGCTGGAGGATGCTGTCAACTTTCCACGTCCGCACGCCTCCTCCGGGAGTTTCCGCGCAGACGATCACGGTATTGATGGGGACTTGAGGCACATCGTCCTTTGGGATCGCCATCGCTCGGTGCTCCTCGACGCGACGGTATTCCGTCCCGGCAGGATAGTCCACAGTCTGAGCTGAGAGCCAGACGATACGCGCTTGCGTGGGGCTTCCATCCGGAACGGTAACGCTCGCGTCTTCGGGCTTCTCTCCGAAGGCTGCGGCGATCGAATTGAACGACGGCCTCAAGTCCACAGGTTGATCCTTAGGTCGTGATCGACAGCTCGATGACCGCGCGAGGACGGACGCACAGCACGAGCGGATTGCTCTGCGTGTGAACCGTCACGTAACGGTTCAGCTCGTCGTCGAAGACGATCTTGGCGTACATCGGCAGGCCGAGCGTGTTGACAGCCTCGATGAAGTCGGCCGGCCCGAAGTACGTCTCGAAGATGGGCGCGCCCTCAGGATAGAGGAACGCCTTGGAAGCGGGGACGAACGGCTGCCCGCTCACGGAACCCCGGTACTCCTCCCAGGCCACTCCGCCAAAGTTGAAGCGGCGGATGTTGGCTTCCTGCTGGAGGAGCTGTCCGGGATCGGCCCACCGAAGCGTCTGCGTCACGCCGAGGTCGGACGTCAGAAGATCGTAGAAGTCGGCGCCGCAGAACGCGCGATAGGTCGAGATCGGCGTCGCTCCCAGCTCGGCTTCCACGAGACGCTGAGCCGCGATGATCTGCTTCCGCAGCGCGTTTCCGTTGTCGGTTGACGTGTTGACCGTCAGCGTCGCCGTCTGTTGCGAGACGTCAAACTCGTCGAACAGATCATGGATCGTCGAACCGTCGGCGTCCTTCACGAGTCCCTGGACCGCCGTGATCCTCATATGCTCCAGCGTGACCTCATGCTCGGCGCGAAGAACGGCGAGGCGATCGTTCACGAGAGCCTGGACGGATTCCAGCTCGGTCTCGGAACCGAACGCTCGGACTCCCTGCACCTCGTCGGCGTAGATCGTCGCGTTCTTCTCCAAGTGCTGAACCTGAAATGGCCGCACCTTCCTCTTGGGCAGCACCAGGTTCCCGCCGGCGCCGCCGCGCTCGCTCGTCTTGATGAGCGAGAGCTGACCGTTCTTTTCCTCGACCAGGGCCGTGAGCGTCCGGATGCCAGACTCACGGAACAGGCCGAGTTCGCCGATGCGGGCCGGCTTGTACGGCAGCTTGATGAACGAATTGGTGAGCGTCCTCGTCTCGAAGGCGCTTCCCTTGAAGACATCCAACATGCTAGGTCTCCTTTCCCTTTCTCAGCGACGCCTTACGAGCGAGGCTTGACGCCGCGAGCCCGGAGCTGCACGATGCCGGCTGCGGAGTCGGACGATCCCCAGACGAGATCGGCGGAGCCGACCTCGGCCGAGAAGTTGATCTCGACGGCTGCGAAGTCAGCAGGCGCCACGCCGGCCGTATTGTCCAGCTCGCCATAGAGGACGGAATACGCCGTCTCGCGACCGTCGGACGCCGTGCTGTCCACGGGAACACGCTTGCCGTCCGCCGAGATGACGCCGAGAACCTGTCCCGGAATCAGCTTCGTCAGAGCGGGAACCGTGACGGTCACGTTGTCGCGGCTGATCTCTCCGTCCGCCTCGGACAGGAGGAACTCGGCCCTGTACTTACCTTCGGTAAGAGGGTTGCCCATTGTCTCACTTCTCCTTTCGAGAGGCCGCTTTCCTGTTTCGGCCCTCATACACCTTGACTGTGTTGGGTGCGCTCGCTGATGCTGGATCCAAATCGGGCGAGCGCCCACCCGATGGCACCTCGACCCGTCCAAACTGGCCGAGCACGCTCTGCACGATCCCCTCGGCGTCCTTCACCGAGACTCGGGCAGAAGCGAGACGTTGGGCCAGATCCTCCTGATGGAACTGCTTACCGATCGCCGTGATACGCGCGACGCGATCGGCCTCCGTCTTCCTCTCCACGACAGCAGCATCGATCCGTGTATTGACCTCCGCCGCGTCCTTCGCGTCGAGGAGTGACGCTGCGAACTCCGCCGAGAGTCCCTCGACAGCGCAGCGCTTCACACTCGGAGCGAGAAAGTCTGCGGCGGCAGCCAGGGCCGGCGGAGGGATCATTGTGACAGCGACGGGAGTTTCCACGACCTCCTGCATCGCACTTTCGGGCTTCGCCTCTGCAGCAGGCTGAGTTTCCACGACCTCCTGCATCGCACTTTCGGGCTTCGTCTCTGCAGCAGGCTCCTCTCGGCGTGTGAGCATCGCCTCGATCTTGTCGCGGTACTTCTCCGGAATGTTGAGACGCTTGACGGCCGAGGGGAGAAACGACGCAGAGACTTGAGCGGCGGGGATGACCTCGTCGGCGAAGCCATAGTCCACAGCTTCCTGCGCGCTCATCCACGTCTCCGCGTCCATCAGATCCATGATGTCTTTCGGCGTCAAAGGCTCCGCGCGCCTGGCCTGGCTCCTCTGGTAAGTCGCAACGATCGAATCACGGAAGGTGTCGAGAGTGTCGGCTTCCTTCCTCATGTCAGCGGAGTTCCCAATGGCGATGGACCAGGGATTGTGAACCATGATGATCGCGTTATCCGAAACGCGAATCGGATCCCCAGCCATCATGATCATCGAGGCTGCACTCGCTGCGAGGCCATCGACTTGCACCTCGACGGTACGGCCCTTAAGAACCTTCTGGTCTCGCAGCGCGTTTGTGATCGTCGCTGCGGCCGACACATCCCCGCCGGGAGAATTGATCCGAACCTTGATCGACTTCACGGAATCCGGGAGCGCCGAAAGAGCCTGCAGGAAGCCCTTGGCTGTCACGACTCCGGGCCCTCCACCTTCCATGAAGTACTCATCTCCCCAGCTCCCGATGTAGTCGAGGAGATCGACCTCTGCGACGTCAGGCGCCGAAGCGCTGACCGCGACTTTGTACCACTCTCTCATTTTCAGTTTCCTCCCGCGTCAGGAGGCGCGTCTGAGCCGTCGCCTCCACCAGCGTTCGCGCCAGGGCTCGACGCAGCTCCGGACGCAGGTTGCCTTCCGTCTGAATCGTATTTCACGCCGAGGCCGTCGGCCCTCACATTGTCCTCGGCCTGTTGCTTGTCGATCGACTCGGAGTCGTTCCCCTG